AAATTAACTTCTAACCCAAATGAGTTACCAAGCTACTTCCACTCCCTTAGCAACACCAGCATCGCAGGTCGTCCACTGTAAATCAGCACGACCTGTTGATTCTAACAAACTTTTCCGCCATTACGGCAGCCATTTAGCCGCGAGCACCCCAGTTCACGGCGTTACTCAGACCAACAGGCTTGGTATTCAATACCGAGTCGGGCTGGGTGCTACCGACAGGAAAGCCTGCCTGAAAGTGCCTTCGCCCACCGCGGCCATCGCTCAGACGTTCACGCCAAACGAAGTGACGTCGAGCACCATCGCATCGGTGGCGCGCAAGTACTCTAACTTCAGCGGCCAGTTCGACCGCGCCGACTTCTCGGGGCTCATCGCCCGTCTGGCTCAATGTGTGGGAGTGTACGCTCTCACATTCGAGCTCGACTTCAACGAGGTCAAAGGGCAAAAGCCGCTAAGCATTAGAACCCTGTCGGTGCTTGACGACCCCGTAGCTGCTACCCCGGGAGCATTGTTCATCCCCAGGGGTCTAGCAGACGCGGCCAAACCCGACGTGTTCAGCGCAATCGTCGCGGCGGCGAACTCGCTCGATTGTACTGTCATCACTGATATTTGCAGTGTTGACGCAAACAACAACGCACCTACCATCCGCACACCAAGTGGGTCGGAGCTGGCTCTAGCCTGTTGGCAGGGAATCCACTTGCTGCTCGCGCAGATGGATGAGAGCGATGCGGGCGCTATGGGGGCATACGCCCTCACGTGCGGTCTTCACAGGGCTGTCACCGTCGTGGGACATACCGACGAGGGCGGTTATATCCGTGATGTGTTACGCGCCCAGAGCTTCGCGGTGCCCTATGGCGGCGTCTTTTGCGCCAATGCGGGGACGTTTACTGGCTTACCAATGCCAGATGTTACGTCCAACGACTCGTTTGTGGCAATCATCGACGGGCTCTGTCTGTTGACAGCAGGGGTGTCAGCATTGTCTGACCCGCTGATTAGTTACAGAGGGCGAGACTACCCGACCATTTTAGCGGCTGTCAGCGCTAAGAAGTCAGGTGGCAAGGCGTCTGAGTCGGTCGCGGCCTACAGCATAGAGCTAAGCTCGTCAGCTGCGGCCACATGTAGCGGTTTCGCTGACCTATACGTCCGGAACCTTGCTAGAGCAGCAGGCGTGTCTGACGGTGGTCTCGATGTGGCTCGCGTGCACTTGGAGGCTAGCTTCGCTGCGCTAGCTGGCCAACCTAACCGCCACCTCAACCAAGCAGTAGTGGCCCCGTATTATTGGATCGAGCCTACTTCTCTAATCGACAGCCCAGCGTCGTTCGTGGGCCCGGCGCAGGAAGCAGGGTACGGTGTGTACACGGGCAAGCGAGATGCCACTACCTTGCAGTACTTTGAGAACATCAAAGTTGCGAGAGGGGGTTCTGCCATCGAACAGTGGTACTTCACTTGGCGTAGCGCAAGAACATGCGGTGCGGTCCTCTTTCACCGCTACAACAAATCCGACGGATTAGGGGCGCTACACATCAGGCAGGCGGCATATGACGGCTTTGCTCTGCGTGGCGGTGCACAGGAAGATGTCAGGATTTCTGTAGAGAGGGGTGCAGACTTGACTGAATACTTGTGGGAGCGAGGAGACTGTTCGTTACCAGCGCCGGCTGAGCTGTTATACACAGGTGAGGCCATTGGTGCGCACGCAGTCAAGTGCACTATTAACTACGACACGTGGGATACGGCCGTCACTAACCTCAAGGACGCAGAGGAGGTTAACGTGGGAGTCACCATGCGAACCGGTGCACCCAACTACATCGGGACTGGAGGACTGGGTGAGCGCAACAAATGCGTGCGCCGTGCACGGACGGCAGCGGCCGCATCACTGTCTGCAACGCGGATGGGAGCTCGTAAAATGGCGGACTGGCTAACTGGCTCCGAAGACATGGCCATAATGGGCGAATCGCCTGTGGCATGGCTTACGGGTGACGACGTGCCTACTGTGAGTGGCGTGGTGAGGGCGGATGTAACCCCACCCCCACCCCGACAAACCGCCAGAGGGGCACCGGCAGCTAAGGCAACGCTAATGGGGGCAGACCAGTTCCGCGCACCCCGGCCGCCTGGTCGACAAGACGTAGTTGTGACGGTGGCTAAGCAACCCGTCCAGGAAGCAGCACAAACCTCTGGCGCCACGCCAGCTGTTGTTGAAACCGACTCAGGGGAGGTGCAGCCCCTTCAAGCAGGCGGCGCTAGCAGTGCGCCCCCTGCGCAATGAGTGTCCCGTCACTCACGGAGAGGCTGATTCAACGGTCGGCCTCTCTAGGAAGGCTTGGGGTCGCCATGCATCAGGCTGCCCCCCAGTTGCCGGATGACTTCTGCCGATGGGGCTTGGCCCGCCAGTATGCGTACGTCTACACTTGCTACGCAAAGGAGGGCCCAGTTGCCGCGGCAGCGGTGTCGACGCTGGCATGTGATGCCACGGTTCAAGTACCTTACAGCTTCGAACTGTGCCGGTGGACTGTAAGGAATGCGTACGAACTACCTACTACCCCTGTTTATCAGGAGGTCGTTCACGAATGGAAAGATGGTGATTTACCACCAAAGGATTGGTTACGTCTGAAAGCACATCCCGCAGCTGCTTCGAAGACTAATGTTTACTTCCGCCAACTGGTCCGATCGGCTCTTAAGTACGATCGTACAGCTTATACAAGCATGATGAGGTGGCGCAAGGAGCTGTGGGGGATGACTAATGACCAAGGCTGTGCAGCTGTTATGTACGCCAGGGCCATTGAACCATATTACGGTGACGATGCGTGGTCTATTGCGATCGCGGCGATTAAGCAGCCCGACAATGCCAAGGCTGTCAGCAGCAGCATTAAAGCGCTCGGCCAAGCTGCGGAGTTTGGAGGGGCTGTGCTCGCTGAAGCCAACTGTCTGTTAGGCAGAGGGGTGTCGCCAATCGACGTGGGCGCGGAGGCCGCGTTGCGCGCTACCGGCCACGGAACTCCAGCGCCTGACATCTTCCCGGACGATTTGCTAAGGTCGTGTATACGCGAGTTACTTCACGGAGAACTTGACATGGACAGACTCGAGTTTAAGGATGTTGACGAATTTTGGGAGAATAGGTGGGCATGGTGCGTTAACGGTGGCCACTCACGTCTAGCTGAGAAACACGACAGAAGGTGGCTGGTCGCATATAAGGGGCAGGTGCATAGAAGGGTGGCGATAGAAAGCTGGAAGCTGAACCCGCTGCTCGAGTGGGACGGTAAGGTCTACGTGTCACCCAGCTCAAAACTAGAACACGGGAAGACTCGGTTGCTACTGGCATGCGACACCGTGTCATACGTGGCTTTCGAGCACATAATGCAGGGCGTCGAGCGTGCGTGGAAGGGCAGAAGGATAGTGCTGGACCCTGGGCAGGGAGGAGCCGCAGGCATAGCTCGGCGGGTGCGCAACATGACCAAAGGGGCGTGTTATGCGGCGCTCGACTATGACGACTTCAATAGTCAACACACACTTAGAGCCCAGGAAATCCTGTTTGAAGAGCTAATTGATGTGACAGGGTATCCGGAGCTGATGGGCAAGAGGCTAGTAGATAGCTTCAGGAAGATGCTCATCTGCGTCGGCGGCGTGGATGTGGGCTACGCGCATAGCACACTCATGTCTGGACACAGGTGCACGACCTTCATCAACAGTGTGTTGAATGCGGCATATATCATGTGCGCAAATCCACAACTGTTTAGACGGCTAAAGTCAATACATGTGGGAGATGACGTCATGGCAGCGTGCGCTGGACCGGGGGAGGCGGAGGAACTCATAACGTCAATGTCCCGAACTATATGCAGGATGAACCCGACTAAGCAAAGCATAGGGATCGTGTCGGGCGAATTTTTACGCATGGCTATCTCAAAGAAGCATGCTATTGGATATGTCGCGCGCACGATAGCGAGCGCGGTTAGCGGGAATTGGACGTCCGACTTGTCCCTGACACCGGATGAACGGGCGCGGAGCATCATTGTGCAATGCCGGTCTTTGGCCAATAGGTCGGGGGGGAGGTATGCCTGCACAAGGCTACTAGTGCATGCAGCCTCGAAACGGACAGGTATCCCGGTCAGGCACGTCATCAACCTGCTCGAAGGGCGGACGACACTCGGACCGGGGCCGGTTTACGAAGGTGACAATACTGTACGGGAATTTTCACTGGTTGATGAAAGGAAGAGGTACCAAATGAGAGGAGACAATGATCAAGTGGATCACAATGCAACTACTGACTACCTAACCTACGCGGCAACTAGCGTGGAGCGGTGGGCACTGCAGCAAACAAAGGTTTCGGTCGAAAATGCCATGATCGACGCATCGTACACGAAGAGCGTCGTCACGCAGGCCGGGACGACAGGGGACTGCAGCAGCTACCGCTTCAGGTTCGAGCGGGCATATAGGTTGCCTGGCAGTTGCACGGAGGTAGAGGCGCTCGGTATGGACAAGTGGACTGGAGTCCTGGGCCGATACCCGATATTGCAGCTGCTAAAACAGAGGATGAGTAAGGCTACAGTCCGGACCCTTGTCAACGAAATCGCGCCGGAGCTGAAAGCAATGCCGCTCGAGGTGGCTGCATGGGGGTATGACAGCGTGGGGTACAGGTTGGTCGGTGTACTACCATATTCTGATGCGGCGAGCATTTGTTCCCGCGTAGCATATGGTGTCGTATACGTTAGTTATAACGTATACATGTGAGGTGGATCACTAACGCCTCACACACATATATAACAGCCCCTAG